GAACATGCCTCCCTAGCGGGTGCACGAGCGCCCAAAAAAGTTCCAGTTAGCAGCGCAAAAAGTTGATTTCCGTTTCAATGGGAAATAATGACGGAAATTATTTCAAAAGAAGGTGAAAAGCTTGTCAGATGGGCAATTAGAGCAATCTTTAAAAGTCGTAACGACAAGTGAACTTTCGGAAATCCTTAGTCTCTCAACCCGAAGAATTGGACAGCTTGAGAAGGATGGTGCACTCACCAAAATTCAGCGCGGAAAATATGATCTAGTCGCTTCGGTTCAGTCGTACATCGATTATCGACTTGAAAAGGAACGAGGAGATGATGAACTTGATGCCAAAGTGGAAACTGCATTATGGACACGGGCGCGACGGCAAAAGACTGAACTTGAACTCAACATCTTAAAAGGCGAGGTTCATCGATCGCAAGATGTGAAACGTGTTATGAATAATATGTTAACTGGATTTCGAACACGTATCTTAGCCATACCCACACGTGTGTCCAGTCAGTTAATTGGTCAGCAAGATATAGCATTAGTGCAGGACAAATTAAAAAAAGTGCTGCATGAGGCATTAAATGAATTAAAGGATTACGATCCGAATGTCTTTTATGCAGAAAGTAAAGATAAGCTCTCAATCGAGGAGGATGAGGACGATGCTTTAGCTGCTGATCCGGTTGCTGAGACCGAGAAGGTGAAACAGAATGCCCGAAAGAATAGGAAAAACAGAAAACCTGTTTCGTGAAATCATTCGAGATGCCGTTGCTCCTCCACCCGATTTGACTGTATCTGAATGGGCTGACGAATATCGATTCTTATCAAGTGAAAGTTCGGCAGAACCTGGTAAGTGGCGAACAGATCGAGCACCCTATCAACGCGAGATGCTCAATGCAATTAATGATCCTCATTATGAAAAGATCGTAATCATGGCGAGTGCTCAGGTTGGTAAAACGGAAATTCTATTAAATGCTTTTGGTTATCATGTTGACTATGATCCAGCTCCAATCCTAATGGTTCAGCCGACTGATACGATGGCGAAAAACTTTTCTAAAGAGCGTATTGATCCAATGATCAGAGATACTCCGTCCTTACGTAACAAAGTCGCTGATGTGAAAAGCAGGGACAGCGGTAATACGACCTTACGAAAGACATTTGTCGGAGGGTATGTGGCACTTATTGGAGCAAATGCACCGTCAGGGCTTGCATCCCGACCAATTCGCATCTTGTTAGCCGATGAAATTGATCGCTATCCTTTTAGTGCCGGTAGTGAAGGCGATCCGCTTTCTTTGGCGGAAAAAAGAACAACGACTTTTTGGAATCGGAAGATCATCATGGTTTCAACGCCGACTATTAAAGGAGCTAGCAGGATTGAATCGGAGTATGAATTGAGCACAAAAGAGCGATTTCATATTCCGTGTCCTTCCTGTGGCGAGCTCCAACCGTTCTTGTGGCCGCAAATTGATTTTGAAACGAAGTCAATGCGGTGTCCATGCTGTGGGTATCTTCATAGCGAAATAGAGTGGAAGCAAAATATGATCCATGGGAAATGGATTGCTGAAAATCCAGATGCTCCGATTCGCGGATTTCATCTCAACGAGTTACTTAGCCCTTGGAAAAAATGGAGTGATATCATTGATGATTTTCATGAGGCGAAAAGAAAAGGACTGGAAACGCTCAAGGTTTGGGTAAATACATCACTTGGAGAAACATGGGAGGAAAAGGGAACAGGTATTAAGAGCGAGAGCCTTGAAAATCGTGCTGAGGATTACGGTGATGGGTTGCCAGAACCAGTTGTCTGCTTGACGATGGGTGTCGATGTCCAAGATAATCGCCTTGAATATGAAATTGTCGGTTGGGGCATTGGTAAAGAGTCTTGGGGCGTTTCCTATGGCGTGATCATGGGTGATCCAGGACAACGTGAAGTTTGGAATCTACTTGATTTGATTTTGAAAAAGAAATTTCAAAGGAAAGATGAAGTAGAGCTTCCGATCATGACAACCTGTATTGACTCTGGCGGTCATCACACTGAATCTGTATATAAGTTCTGCAAAAAGAGGGAATTTCAACGCGTTTGGGCGATTAAAGGCAAAGGCGGAAGTGGAATTCCTTTTATTATGCGCCCAAAACGACGGAATGATGAAGGAACATGGCTATTCAATATCGGTGTTGATGTTGGTAAAGACACGATTGTATCCCGGTTACAGGCAACGACTGAGCAAGAAGGTTACTGCCATTTTCCTAATGGATCCGGATATGATCATCAATACTTTGAAGGACTGACTTCTGAACGGCGTTCAACGAAGTATCAAAATGGACAAACGCGTATTATTTGGGAGAAAAAGTCTAGTGGTGTACGAAATGAACCTTTCGACTTAAGAAATTATGCGACTGCGGCGCTTGAGATTCTAAACCCACCATTAGAAGAGTTGAATCAATTGCTAGTCGATAAGAAGCAAACGAAAGAAGAAAAACCAAAACCAAGTAAACGAAAAAAGGGATTAGTTAGTAAAGTATCGCTATGAAAGATGGTGATTTCTGTGAGTCCAGAACGATTAGAACGCTATAAAACTATTCTTGATCAATACTATGCATGCGAAGAGGCAATTCTATCAGGCGCTCAGGAATATCAACTCAACAATCGAAAAATTAAACGTGCAGATCTTGGTATGGTTCGATCGACAATACGTGATCTCGAAAAGCAAATTGATGTGATGGAAAGTGGCAAAAAAAGAAATCGCGTGATCGGGATTATGCCACATGATTGGTAAGGTGGTGATTGCATGAACGCACTAGATCGAATGATTGCATACGTTTCGCCAATAGCTGCTTATAAACGGGAGGCAGCCAGACGAGCACTTGACATTGTGAACTATCAAAATGGTGGTGCGTCTCACACGAAACGCAGCATGAGAGCATGGAAAGCGAGTGCAAATTCGGCAACGACAGATATTGATCAGAATTTGCCAACCTTGTGGGCACGGTCTCGTGATCTGTATATGAATGCGCCTTTGGCAACAAGCGCAATAAAAACAGCAAGGACAAATGTGGTTGGTCCTGGTTTGAAACTAAAATCCCACCTTGAAGTAGGTCTCCTTGGATTGACCGAAGAGGAAGGAGACCAATGGGAGCGGAAAGTTGAGCGGGAATTTGCACTTTGGAGTGAGTCAAAGTTATGTGACCAACTCCGAATGTCTGATTTCTTCGATTTACAAGCTACAGCTTTCATGGGGCATTTACTAAACGGTGATGCTTTTTGTTTATTCAGATCGGATAAAAAAGCAGCGTACATGCCCTATACTCTTCGTCTTCATTTAATTGAGGCTGATCGAGTATCAACGCCAAATAAAATGGTTGGCAATGGGATCATTGGGATTAATAAGGATAACGGTAATTACATTTATTCTGGTGTTGAGGTTGATAATGCCACTGGACAAACTGTTGCTTACTGGATCAGTAATCTTGATGAGAAGCTTAGACAGAGTTGGCAGCGTGTTGATGCATTTGGAAAAACGACCGGCGCACCAAATATTTTGCATTTGATCAAGCAAGAACGCGCTGAACAGCGTCGTGGTGTTCCTTATCTAGCGCCTGTTATTGAGACACTGAAACAGTTGACTCGATATACAGAAGCTGAATTGATGGCATCAATCATTGCCGGTATGTTCACAGTTTTCGTGAAATCAGATGGAACAACTTCTGAAAATCCACTTGGTGAAATGATTACTGAAAAAGATCAAGTGGATAAGACAGAAAATACTTATGAAATGGCTCCTGGTGCAATCAATGTGTTAGGACCGAACGAAAGTATTGAACTCGCCAATCCTACGCGACCGGCAACATCCTTTGACGCATTTGTTTCTTCACTAACTCGCTATATTGGTGCAGCTCTTGAAATTCCACAAGAACTGTTACTTAAATCATTCAACGCTTCATATAGTGCAAGTCGTGCGGCGCTGTTAGAGGCATGGAAGTTTTTTAATATGAGTCGAGATTGGTTGGCAAAAGAATTTTGTCAGCCGATTTATGAGCAATGGCTAACTGAAGCTGTAGCAATCGGACGCATTCATGCGCCCGGTTTTTTTGTCGATCCAGCAATTAAAAAAGCATGGTGTTCAGCTGAGTGGCACGGTTCTAGCCAAGGGCAAATCGATCCATTAAAAGAAGTTAAGGCGGCTCAATTGCGCATCGGTCTTGGTGTTTCAACGCGTGAGCGTGAATCCATTGAAATGACTGGAAGTAACTTTGATCAAAACGTTGCTCAGTTGAAGCGAGAAAAAGAAATGATGGGTGACTTGATCGCTCAGGTCCAACCGATGGAAGGAGGTGATGGAAATGCCCAAGGCAATGGCGGCGAGCAATCCACATAAGTTTTGGAACTTCGTTCAAAAGAATGATTCTGAGGCGGAATTGACGATCTACTCAACAATCGCTTCAGAACAATCATGGTGGGAAGATGAGGTTACACCTCAGGCTTTTTACAATGAACTCGCTGATATTGGTGATGTCGCTAATATAACGGTTCGCATCAATAGTGGAGGCGGAGATGTATTTGCTGCCACAGCGATCTATGCACTTCTCAAAGATCATTCTGCTTTTGTGACTGTGAAAGTGGATGGAATTGCAGCGAGCGCGGCCACTATTATTATGATGGCCGGGGATAAAATCACGGCTCCTGCTGGTGCACAGATCATGATTCATAATCCGTTAGCGGTATTGTTCGGCTACTTCGAAGGTGATGACCTTCGAAAGCGTGCAGATATGCTCGATACGGCGAAAACAGCAATTATGGAGGCGTACACGCAGAAAACTGGTTTGTCAGAAGATGAATTATCCGACCTCATGAATGAAACCACTTGGATGACAGCTCGTGAAGCGAAGGAAAAGGGATTTGTCGATGAAATTATGTTTGAACCAGTTGATTCGGCAGTGTCTAATGATGGACGCTTTCTGATCGTGAACAGTATTCCGTTTGATGTGAAAAAACTGCCTTCTGCACCGTCAATACAAAATAGAAATGGTCAAAAAGTTAATTTAGAGGAGGTTTTTGATGTGGAAATTAAAAACAAGGAAGAGCTGAAAGCGAAGTATCCAACGCTTTGCAATGAATTGGTTACGGATGCAATCAACAATGAGCGCGAACGAATTAAGGGCATCGAAGAAATCGCGGCACATATTACGCCGGAGCTGCTGAACAAAGCCAAATTTGATGAACCCATGACTGCGCAAGAGCTTGCATTTCAGGCAATGAAAAATGATGCACATTTGTCTGAAAACTATGTGCAACAACGTCAGGAAGAACTTCATCAAACACAATCAATTGGCGGTGGAAATCCTGACGATCAAAAAAATGAAGAAAACATTGCCATTCAATCAATCTTGAATCATATGAAACCAGCGAGAAGAAAGGAAGCGAACTAATATGGCTGATTTGACGAATCAGAATTTCGGAGAATATGTTCCGGATCATTTGATTGCCGACCTATCTGTTCCTATTCTGACAAAAGGTGTCACGCTTAAAGCAGGTTTAGGAGATTTGAAGCGTGGAACTGTATTGGGTATTACTACGGATACAAAACAATCTGCACCGGTAAACAGCACACTGACTGATGGCACGCAGGTGGCGTATGCGATATTGACTGACGATGTGACTGTTGGCGATACTCCACTTGTTTCAACAGCTTATATTTCAGGACTATTTAATCGCAATGCTTTGACTTTTGGTGGGACGGACACTGCAGATCTACATGAAGAAACACTACGTACTAAAGGTATTTTCTTGAAAGATAATCTGAGTTATTGAGGAGGAATCACAGACTATGGCCAACATCAATCTTTATAAGACAACAACAATGAAATGTGTTATGGATCTTCTTGTACCGGTTCATACCTTTCTAAAGGATACCTTTTTTTCAATGCAGCCGGAGACATTTGTAACCGAAAAGGTTCTTCTTGACTATCGCAAGGGCAAGCGCAAAATGGCACCATTTGTCGCTCCTAGAGTCGGCGGTATTACCCTTGATCGACAAGGTTTCAAGACATTTGAATACGCGGCACCTCGACTTGCGCCACAACGTGCGCTCACAATTGATGATCTTTCAAGTCGTGCCTATGGAGAAAATCTGATTAGCAATCGTACACCTGCCGATCGTGAAGCTGAGCTATTGGCGAAAGACCTTCAAGAACTCGATGAAGCAATTGCGAGACGTGAAGAATGGATGGCAGCGCAGCTTCTTTTTACAGGTAAGGTCATTGCAAAAGGCTATGCAGATAGCTCATCAAAAAATATTATTGAGGATGAGCTTGATTACGGGCTTACAAACAAGACGGTACTAGCCGGAACCGATAAATGGGATCAGGCGGATGCAGATATTTACGGTCAGCTTGAAGATCAACGGCTGGATGTTATTGAAAAATCCGGACGAGCTCCTACGGTTCTTGTTATGGGAACATCTGCTTTAAAAGCATTCAGAAGCAATGCCAAGATTAAGGAATTGCTTGATGTTCGGAATATGTACTTTGGTAGCTATAATCCGACAATAAAATCAGATGCCGTAACCTATATTGGTCGTCTTAATGAACTTGGTTTGGACATTTACACGTACAACGACTGGTATGAAGATGATGATGGCAATACAAATCCGTTCGTTCCTACAAATCAAGTATTAATGGCTTTACCTGGTGATGGTAAGTTCATGTATGGAGCCGTGACTCAGCTTGAGAATGGCAATTTCTACACTTATGAAGGTACTCGCGTTCCGAAACATTGGGCCGATGAAATCAACGAAATTAAGATGATCAAAGTGTCTAGCCGTCCGCTTCCTTGCCCTTGCAACATCGACGGTTGGGCTGTTCTTGAAGTTATCTAATAGGGGAGGAAAACTTATCATGAGTGTACTTGTTAAAAAGTTTAACGTACGTACAAAAGGAAAGAAGTACAAGGTCGGTGAAACGATCGATACATTAACTAAAGCAGAAGAAAAGCGGCTAATCGAAAGTGGTTACTGTGAAGCTATTGCATCAAAAAAAGCTACTGGGGGGCAAAGCGATGGTACGCCCCCCGATGATGGAGAGCAAGATGGTCCAGACACTGGAATAAATCTATGAAATCGTTCAAAGATTGTCTCACAGACGATTTGAGCACATTTGTGAATCTGGACGAGTTTGCTGAATTGCACATAGTTAATGGTGTCGAAGTTGAAATCGTTGTAGACGATGATCAATTTACTGGTCGTGATCGCTTTCCAACGGATCTATATGTCATGAACCAAGGTGTTTATGTCGAGAATAAGACGTTTTATATTCGATCATCCGATATGGAAAAGCCTGAACCGGGAGAACAGGTCAATCTAGACGGCAAAGATTACCGGGTAAGTGCAGCCACTGAGGAAAATGGATTGATCACCGTAAAAATAACGGCGAATCGCGCGTAAGGAGGTCATGTCATGCCCATTCAGTTAACTATTGAACATTTTGACAGACTCCAAACTTTATTAAGCGATACACCAAAAAAAATACCTTTGGCAGCTTCAAGAGCAATTAATCGAGCAGCAACAACTGCCCGGACTGAGGCAGGCAGAAAAGCGCGTGAAAAATATTATGTGAATCACGGTGACGTTTTAAAGACTGTGCGGATCATCAAGGCTACTTCTGGGGACTTAAGTGCATCCGTTAGGTCAAAGGGAAAGCGTATCCCTCTCTATGCCTTCCGTGTATCACCAAAGACCATTCAACCCTTAAGGAAGGTTCCGATTAAGGCTGCAGTAAAGCGAGGTAGTGGCCTTAAACCATTGGGAAGTGCTTTTGTGGCCCATTTAGGAAGTGGGCATACTGGCGTGTTTTTACGTGCCGGCAAGGAGCGTTTTCCGATTCATGAGCGGTATGGTCCTGCAATTCCACAGATGATTGCTCAGCCATCGGTATCGCAATGGGTTGAAGAGAAAGCGCAAGAGCGATTAAACCAGCGGCTTGAGCATGAACTTAATCGGGTGATTGAGGGAAGTGATTATTAAAATTGCTGACTACCAACTTAGACTTAATGGATGCCATTGAAAAACTTGTATCGAGCAACATAGGTGATTTTATTCTGTTGACCGAAGACGGAGAAGAGTGCTCTCCAAAAGTGTGTATGCAATATCTTGAAGAAAAAAAAGCTTCAAGAATGAAGAATGTGCCCAAGGATGAAACAGAAGATTACCCTTCTGTTATCATTCGGTTTTTGGAAGAAAGAGAGACCGATGGTGAAACAGTTGTTGAATTAAGAATTATCGCAGGTGTCTATTGCTCGGATGTGCAGCAGGGGTACCGGGATGTCTTGAATATATTAAATCGTATTAAGATTACGCTTAAAAAAGAGAGAAACATTGATGCCTTTCGGATGAAGGATGGTTCTTACTCAACGACCATTCCCGAAGAACAAGATACACCTATTTGGATCGGTTATTCGAATGTACAATATATCGTTCCGGATATACAAGACGAGGAGGTTTTAAAATGCCTGATACAGTGAAAAAAAGTGCTGAGACAGCGGCAATTACGCCTACAAAACTTGAACCTAAAACAGTTCAAAAAGAAAGTCCATTAATCTATCTTGGTCCTTCTTTACCGGGTGGAGCATTGCTTCAGAATACCGTATTAACCAATGGTATTCCGAATCATATTGATCTTAAAAAGTATCCTTCAATAAAGCCACTATTTGTACCTGTTGATCAATTGAATGATTTTGAAAAACGTTTGTCACAGCCGGGTAGTGCTGAGCAAGCGTTTTTTAATTCTGCAAAAAAAGAAATGAAAGGATGATGAAATATGGCTTATTTTCATGGCATTCGCTATTCTGAGCAGCCAACCGGCGTACTTTCCCCAGTTCAAGCGACAGCTGGATTGACGATTGCTGTCGGAACAGCACCAATCAATCAAACGGATTTATCTAATGTGAATAAACCGATCCTTGCTTATTCATTAAAGGAAGCTCAGGAAGCGCTTGGTATCTCATCAAATTTTGATAAATTCACTTTATCTGAAGTGATCAGCACACATTTTGAGCTTTATGGGGTTGCGCCTGTTGTGTTTATTAACGTGCTTGATCCGTCAAAGCATAAAAAAAGTGTTACTGAACATGAATCAATTGCAACAGTGCGCAGAGTCGGGTTAATTGATCGAGAAGGAATCTTGCTCGATTCGATCCAGGTAACAGCAGATGGCGTTACAGGTAATTTGGTGAAAAATCAGGATTATATTGCATCATTTGATGACGATGGCAAGGTAACCATTGCAACTCTTTCCGGCGGGCAAGTAAGTAGTGATAGTGCATCGCTCAGCATCACGTATGACTATCTTGATCCGGATGAAGTGACAGTTAACGATGTGATCGGCGGGTACGATGCAGAAACAGGGAAGAGCACTGGACTTGAATTAATCAATTCCGTATTTCCTCAGTTCCGACTCGTTCCTGGCATCTTGATTGCTCCGAAGTTTAGTAAAGATACAACGGTTGCTGCTGTTCTGCGTGCCAAAATGAAAAATATTAACGGCGTGTTTAATGCAATCAGTATTGCTGACATTGATAATTCAGTAGCCAAGGTTTATACAGCAGCCACATCATACAAGGATGAACACAGTTTAATCAGCCCTGAACAAATTGTGACCTATGCTGATTTGAAACTTGGCACTCAAACTTATTCATTCTCCTCTCAAGCGGCGGCTCTGATGGCTCAAGTTGATAGTGAAAATGGTGACTTGCCTTTTGTCAGCCCGTCAAATAAGTCATTGCAGGCTGACTGCCTGGTTATCAACGGTGAAGAAGCACAGCTTGACCTTGCGCAAGCAAACTACCTAAACAGCAATGGAATCGTAACTGCCCTGAACTTTATCGGCGGCTTAAAACTGTGGGGAAATCGGACAAGCGCTTACCCATCGTCAACTGATGTGAAAGATGTATTTATCCCGGTTAAACGCATGTTTCTGTGGATTGGGAACTCAATTATTCTCTCGTTTTGGCAGAATGTTGACGATCCAGCGAATCGCAGGCTAATTGATTCTTTTGTTGACAGTATCAATGTCTGGCTGAATGGCCTTACCGGTGATGCACTCCTGGGCGGAAAGATTTCATTTAAACCAGAGGATAATCCAACATCGAATTTGCTCGATGGAAAAATTGTCTTTACGGTACAACTTGGAGTGCCAACTCCTGCAGAAGATATTGAATTCAAGTTGGAATATGATACGTCATACTTCGCGACGCTATTCGCATAAAAAGGGGGATTTGACGCATGAGTTTACCAGAATTTCTCAATGATTTTCGCGTCTATAAAAATGGTCAACAGCTTGGAGTAGCCGATCTGCAACTTCCTTCTCTGGAAGCAATGACACAGACCGTTTCAGGGGCGGGCGTTGCCGGTGAATACGACAGCCCAGTTCTCGGTCACTTCCAATCAATGAAGCTTACGATGAATTGGAAAACTGTTAATCAAGATATGTCGAAACTTAGTGTACCTAATGCTCAGTTCTACGATTGCCGTGGCGCTAATCAGTTTAATGATAACGGTACTCAAAAAATTGAACCGGTTCGTGTCGTGGTACAAGGCTTCACGGTAAAGAATGATTTGGGTAAGTTTCAAAAAGGGAACCCATCCGATGGATCGACTGATATCGAAGTCGTCTATCTTAAAATTCAAGTTAATAATCAGGATCTTGTTGAATTGGACAAGATCAACTACAAATTTATTGTAGATGGCGTGGATTACTTGCAAGACGTTAGAAAATCACTTGGTTTATAAAATACAACCACTTAGGAGGCAATGAAAATGGCAAAAGTAATCAAATATGACTTGGACACAGCAATCACAATTGATGATAAAAAGGTGGAAACACTGGAATTCGACTTGGATAAGGTGAACGGAAAAGCTCTGCTCAGTCTTCCTTCTTACGATTCGATCAACAGCCCATCAGGTTTATTTCAGCTTGCAGGAGTAGCAACGGGAATTATTCCTGACGACTTGGAACAATTATCCGGAACCGATGCTATTGAAGTCATTTCCATTATTCGCCTTTTTTTATCCGGACGATTGGGCGAAACACAGTACGCCAGCCAACTCGAAACGTCCAAAAAGAACTAAGGAAAATAACGTTCGGGCTATCATCTCGAACACACACGCCTTATCCATATTTCCTCGATCTATCTCTTGATGAGTTATTTGACACTCTTGAGGATGCGATCGAGTTGTTTTCAAAGGAGGCGTAAACGATGGCTAAAGCGTTCACTGTCGCTTTTAATATCACCGGGCATCTGGCCAGTTCGCTAACAAGTGCGTTTGCGTCTACTTCCCAAAGAATGTCGGATTTAAAAGGCGAAGCGAACCAATTAAAACGAAGTCTAAGGAACTTAGATAATCAGTATAAACGTGGTTCATTGGGTGTCAATGAATACAAAAAATCGCAACAAAATGTATATGAACAACTGAATAAAAACATTTCGGCGCAACAACGTCTGGAACGTGTGCAAAAGCGGAGGTCGGCTCTTAAACAGTCGACCTCCACTGCTTTGTCTGAAGCAAAAGGAAGAGCGACACGAGCAGTTAGTATCCCTATGACTGCAGCAGCACTGGCTGCCCCTGTTCTAGCTGGTAGTTCAATTAAAAAAGGCATGGCTTTCCAAGCTCAGCTTGATTCGCTTCAAGCATTGACCGGAATAAGTGATTCTGAACGGCAACAAATGCGTAAACTGGCCCTTGATGTCGGGCAACGTACAAAATATAACGCATTAGAAAGTGTGCAAGGCGAAGAAGAGCTTGCGAAAGCCGGTCTATCTACAAAAACCATAAAAAACGGTGGTTTGGAGGCTTCACTAAATCTCGCTACTGCCGGCGATATGGGGTTGACCGATTCAGCAAATTTGATGTCCAATGCACTCAATGGGTACAAAAAGGACAATATGACTGCTGCCCAAGCAGCGAATTATCTTGCCGGTGCAGCTAACGCATCATCAGCTGACTTGATGGACCTTAAATATGGCCTTGGAGCAGTCGGTCCTGTGGCAGATGGAGCAGGATTATCACTTAAACAAACAGCAGCAGGTCTTGCCTTATTTTCAAATAATGCTCTTCAGGGACAAGATGCCGGTACCAGTTTAAAAACGATGCTACTCAATCTGTCTCCTCAAACAGACAAAGCGGCGGCTCTGATGCAGCACTTAGGTATCATAACGAAAAAAGGTTCCAATCTTTTCTTCGATGCCAAAGGAAATGCAAAGGATCTTGCTGATATCGCCGGGGTACTTCAGGACAAACTTGCAGGATTAACACGTAAAGAACGATCTGATGTGCTGAAAAAAATGTTTGGAACGGACGCAGTACGCGCAGCCAACATTCTTTATAAATCTGGGGCAAGTGGTGTACAGGACATGTACAAAGAGATGTCCAAAGTCACTGCCTTGGACGTCGCACGAAAGAAAATGGACAATGCTTCCGGTGCTGTCGAGCAATTGTCTGGCGCTTTTGAGACGCTACAAATTATTGGTGCAGAGTCTGCATTACCTCTTGTCAAAAAAGCAGCGAATGGCTTAGCAGATGCTTTCACGGCTCATACCAAAGACGTTCAAAACTTCAGCAAAAGTTTGTCTGATGGGTTTGAACATATTCTCGAACCTTTTATTACAGTTAAACCCAAGTTTGACAAAAGAGGTCTAAATAATCCGGAATATCGGTCGGCCTACGCGGCTGCCATGGCTAAATACAATGATTACCAGGACATGGACTTTAGCGATAAAGTCAACATGTCACTTGATCGTGCAGCAGATGCAATGGACAAGTGGGTTAGTGGACCAGGTGGTAAAGCGGTTGAAAGAATTTTCACCAAGCTTGCCGGCATTGCAATCAAAGCATGGGCAAAAGCACTAAAATCTGCATTAACAGGTGCTGTAGATTCAGCGCTTAATGGTAACTGGGCATCAGCAGGAGGTATGGTACTTGCAGCTGATCTTTTAACTGGTGGGGTGCTCAGAAAAGGTTTTAAAGGGTCGGCTAAGGGAATTGGCAAATGGGGTTGGAATAAATTCAAAAATAGGAAAGGAAATGTTTCAAAAACAGCTCTCTCAAAGTCAACAGTTATTCCAAAAGAAAAGCTCAAAGCTAACGAATTAGATCCAAAATCCGTACCAAGTAGAACGCGTCATAAGCTTAAACCGAAAAATACTAAATCAACAAGAACTTCAAAGATACCAAAAAATAAAACAAGGGCATCAGACGTTGAACAAAAACGCTCTGTTCCGTTGAAAGAGAACGTTTCAGCACCACTTAAAGCAAGCCGTTCAGCGGTGCTAAAAGGAAAGGCACTTTCTTTCGCAAGTTCAGGTGCTAAATTAGCCGGAAAGGCAAATACAGCCTTAGCTGTAGCATCATCTGCCTACGACATTGCAACTGCAAAGGATAAGGTAAAAGCAACTGGTAAAGCTGCAGGCGGATTAGGTGGCGCATGGGCCGGTGGAGCTGCAGGAGCGGCAGTTGGTTCAGTGGTTCCAGTTGTAGGTACGATAATTGGCGGTATTATAGGATCAGCCTTAGGTTATTACGGGGGTCAATGGCTTGGAGGAAAAGCAGTTGATGCTGTACGTGGAACGAATTATCAAAAACAAGATCCGAGTTTAAATAGAGCAAACCAATTTGCGAGTAAAGCACGAGGAAAGACTTCTGAGGTCCCGAATATTCCCCAAGATTTATTTTCAGGAGTTAAAGCAAGCGCCAGTAAATTAAAGAGCGCGCTTGATCGTGCTTCAAATGGGGTACAATCTCTTTCAGGAATGGGAAGCGTTGGGGGCGGTGTCTCTCAAGCGGCATCAGCTCTTTATGCAGTTTTGGCGCAGTCACCTACATGGGTAAATACCCTGCATACGAAGATCAGTGCAGCGGATAATGCGATGACCAATTTAATTAGCCGTGCAAATAATGCAAAGTTTCCAACCGAGTCATCAGGATCCGGAAAGGCTAAATCCAACAAGAAAGGCAACGGAAAAGGACATAATTTGTTCCCTATTTCTTTGCATAAGCATGCCAAGGGCGGTATTTTTAACAAACCTCATCTAGGTATGGTATCTGAAGCTGGTTATCCTGAGTCAATCGTGCCCATTCGTCCAGGAGATCCAAACGCGTTATCAATTTATCATAAAACAGGTGAAATGCTTGGATTATCGGATAAAGGTAGGGAACTTGCCGGGCAATCACAACGCTTATCTCAAACACTAACAAATACAAGTTCACATTCGTTTACTTATGCCCCGGTTATTCACGGTGGCGGTCATGAAACAAAAAAGGTTCTGGCAAGCGAGCGCGAGAACTTTTTCAATAAGATTAAGCAATATGAGGCGGAGCGAAAAAGGAAGTCGTTTAAACCATGATCTATACCACAAAGTACGGCGATACCTGGGACAAAATTGCCTATGAACAATACGGAAGTGAGTACATGCTTCCGGTTTTACTTTCGGCAAATCAGGCTTACCGATTAATTGTTATCTTTGATCAAGGTATTGAATTAAGTATCCCTGATATTGATATAGAGGAAGACATTGACGATGCTCCACCGTGGTTGACGGAGGATGCTGATGAATTGGACGAGGAACTGGATGGGAGTGATGATGATGACGGAGGCTCTGAAGACGCGTCTTGATCTCTCATATAAAGGAACCTCGCTAGATGCAAAGGTTGAAGGTTGGTCCTATACAGACAACCTGAGTGGTGAAGCAGACGACTTTGAATTGACGGTTGAAGACACAAAGCATCTTTGGATGGGTAAATGGATGCCAAAAAAGGGTTCGACCGTTAAAGCATCAATCATTCAGACCACTACAAAGAAAAAGACATTCGTTAAAGGTCTTTTCGAAATCGACCAAATAGAAATCAGCGGACCACCAAGCGTTGCGGCAATCAAAGGTATTTCTGTTCCGAATACATCATCTATTCGTGCGGAAGGGCATCACCAAGCTTGGGAAAAAACAACCCTTCGGAAAATTGCTTCAGATATCGCTTCGCGAAATCGTATGAAGTTAGTCTATGATGTACAGGACACGATTAAATATGATCGGACAGAGCAATCAGGCGAAAGTGATCTCGCGGTGTTGATGACACTTTGTGATAATGAGGGGTTAGCGCTCAAAGTATCCAGTAAACAACTTGTTATTTTTTCTGAACGCAGCTATGAAGAACGAGCAAGTAAGGCGACGATTAAACGAAGTAATCCAATTGTTTTGACCTATAAAGGGACAAGTAGCTTCACGGGCCTTTATCGATCGTGCAAGGTATCTTTCCAAAAAAAGGATATGAAAAAGACCTATCATGTAACCTTTACAGACCCTCATGCGCCAAGTGGTGTTAAGAGGGTCTTAACTGTTCAAGAAGATGTAAAGGATGAAACCTCTGCGCTCAGGCGGGCGAAAGCAAGGCTTCGTGATGCGAATAAAGATGGCCAGACGATGGAGCTTACTCTATATGGTTATCAAAATTATTATGCCGGGATGACGGTAACACTTTCTGAGTTCGGTCATTTCAACGGAAAATATATTGTTACAACTCAAAGTGCGTCAAGTGGTGAAGAAACAACGACAACTTTATCACTACGGAAATGTTTGAGGGGGTACTGATTTCATGAATATGATCGAAATTGGACGTGTATCATCGGTTTCGCTATCTGACCGAACGGCACGCATTATCTTTTCAAAGCGAGAATACGTTGTTTCAAATGCTTTTAATGTCCTTGATAGGGGTGATGATTGGATGCCTACGGTTGGCGATTCGGTCTGTTGCGTGTGTATCGGAAATGATGGGTTTGTTTTGGGTAAGTACTAAGTGGGGTGTAGATGATGACGAAGATCGGCTCTTTTGCAGGAGTCTCTTTTGTAGTTAAAAGTAAAAAAGTCTTAACATTTACTGACAGCGAACGGAGCGGAAGCGCACGCTGGGGATCACATGACTTAATCGGACACAAACCCCTACCTGAATTCATCGGACCAGGCCTTGAACAGTTCTCAATGACAATCGTTTTTTCCGTTTATCAGGGTGTTAAGCCCGGTGATGAGCTGAAGAAGATGCGAAAGTTTCGTGACTCAGGTAAAGTCGGGAAGTTTATCCTTGGTAAACAGACTGTTTCCTCAAATCAATGGCGTCTTACCAGTATAACGGAATCAAATCGGCAAATTGATCAAAAAGGTCGACTTTGTACTGTTAGTGCTGATGTGATCTTAGAGGAGTATCCAAAATCAGCCAAGTCAAGCAGTAAAAAATCAAAACCTAAAAAATCGACATCTCAGGGCGCTTCCAAACGAAAAGAAACAGGCACAATTACGATCAATGTAGGAATGCTTAACTGTCGTATTTCTCCATCACTTAAAGCACGCATTGTAAAAGTGCTTCGCAAAAATCAAAAGTATAAGGTCTACGGGAAAAAAGTAACGGATATTACCTGGTATGATCTTGGCGGCAGTAAATGGTGTTCGGCATCCCGTAAGTATGTCACATATCGGAAAGGGTAACGGTCGATGACAGAGCTATCTCCTTTAGAAAAAATAGATTATGGAGCAACAGGTGATGCAGCGATCCTGCAAAATGCGAGATCAGCATTGAGTACCATTCTTGGTAGCTGTCCGCTCGATCGCGGTGCGGGTTATGTTCCTCCTGTAGATGCACCAATAAATCAAGCAGAAACAGGTATCTATTCAGAAATTGTTGATTGGTTGGAAACGGCGGTTCCTGATCTGGAAGTTTCGACGATCGATTATGATTATGATCCCGTATCTGGAAAGATCAGTCCAACGGTTAAGGTGGTGAAGGCAGATGGCGAGGTTTAATTTACCAGATGTTAATTTTGTGGATGTCGATGTAGAAGAACTTGAATCTATTGGCGTAGGGCAATTTGAGAGTCTGATGAATACCTCTCTTAGCGATGCTGATCCTCGTAGAAAATTTATTCAAAGCGTAGCCTACTTGGCTGCGCTTATTGTAAATAATATCGATTTTACAGGGAAACAGAATTTGCTTGCCTATGCAGTCGATGATTACCTGGATCAAAAAGGAGAGGATCGAAATGTTCAAAGACTAGCACCTTCTCCGGCTAATACAACATTGCGATTTGAAGTGTCGAATCCAGAAGTATTTACCATTCCTCAAGGAACACGAGTGGCTGTAAATGAGCTTAATTTTATAGTCGATCAAGATGTTGTCGTTCAACCCGGAACACCATTTATCGATGTAGGTGCAACCTGTGAGGAAGCGGGAACCGTTGGGAACGGCTATTTACCTAACCAAATTACGGACTTGGTTGATCCCATTTCATGGGTTTCTAACGTGTACAACACAGTGAAATCAGATGGAGGAAAAGATTGGGAGGATGACGACTCTTATGCTGAACGTATTCGCCAGTCAAACGAAAGTTATTCAACTGCTGGACCAGAGGATGCTTATAAGTTCCATGCAATTTCTACTGATCAATCAATCGTTGATGTTCAGGCAGTATCGCCAGCTCCCGGAGAAGTTACAGTAGTACCATTACTCGTTAATGGGTCTTTGCCTTCAGATAGTTTATGTGCTGCGGTTCTTGCTAACCTAAATGATAAATATAAGAGACCATTAACAGATATGGTGACTGTAGCTAAGCCTGAAATCGTTAACTATACTATTGACCTGACCTATTACTTAACGAGTGATAAAGATGGAACACAAGACGAGATGCAAGACATTGTCCAGCAAGTCTGCGATGATTATATCATTTGGCAAAAAAGTAAGCTTGGGCGTAGCATTGATGCGAGTGAATTGATCATGCGTTTGAAAGAAAAAGGGGTCAGTCGAATCGTTGTTCACTCAGAACAATATGTTCCGATCGATAAAAATCAAGTTGCATGGCCAGGAACCGTTCAGCTGACCTATGGAGGTCTAATCGATGAATGATCTCAATGCACTATCATTAATGAACGTTATGCCGGCGCACTTAACACAGCATCCTGAAGATCAGGCGATGGTGCAGGCGATGAATGCTATGCTTACCTATATATTTGAGAAAAGTAAAGTTCTAGATCCACGAAATGAGTTGCCAGATTGGCTTCTCGATATAACGGCTTGGGAAAAACATGTAGATTTTTACGATGCGTCATTGTCCATAGAAACGAAACGAGAGCTGATTAACAAAGCTCTTTTTTTTCATCAAAAAAAGGGGACAAAAGGGGCAGTTGAAGATCTCGTGCAGACCGTTTTTGGTGATGGTCAAGTGATTGAATGGTTCGAGTACAGTGGGGAACCGTTTCATTTTAAAGTTCGAACAAATAATAGCTCAGCAACAAACGAAAAAGCATTACAATTTATCCGAGCTATTGATTCTGTGAAAAGAAAGAGCACTGTACTAGAAAAGGTTGAAATCATTGAAACAGAAAATGTGGCGATGACTTTCGGAGCTTTCCTTCATGTTGCAGATAAATTAGTAGTAAAGCAGGTGATCTAAAGTGAGCTTTGGTGGACTCATACTTACGCAAAACGGAATCAACATACAAGGTAAGGTGCAAGGCGGTAAAACCTTGCAATTTACTCGTATTGGCATCGGTAGTGGCGATTTAACAGGACCAATGACCAATGTGTCAGCAATGATTAATGAGATTAAAAGCATGCCGATCGTGAAATTCAATGTTGCGACTGGTGGTAAAGTAACGCTTGGCTTTGTCCTCTCTAATCAAGAAATTGATTCGGGATTTTGGTGGAAAGAAATCGGGGTATATGCGAAAGATCCGGACACTCAACAAGAATTACTCTATGCATATGGAAACGCGCAGTCTGCAGCTGAGTATATTCCAGCGGGGGCAGGCAGTACCGACGTCATTGAGAAAAATGTTGATGTCGTCCTGGTTGTAGGAACTGGGGGAACTATTACAGCAACTATTGATAAAAGTCATGTATATGAAACGATTGAAGATGCTGAGCAAAAGATAGCAGATGCAGTTGCCATTGTTCAAAACAATTTAAGCGCACATACCAGCCGAACAGACAATCCTCATGCTGTAACGAAAGCACAGGTCGGACTAGGAAACGCAGACAATACATCTGATGTTAATAAACCCGTGTCAACGGCTCAAAATGCTGCCATTACAGCTGCAGTGAATGCACTTAAAGCACTCACACAGAATATGAAAATAACCCAAGATGATGGTCAAGGAAAATCAGTATCTGAAACAGATTTTAATAATATCGTTTCTCCAGGATTTTATACTATAACAACTACAACCATGGTTAATGCACCTTCTGAAAATGCGGGAATGGTTATCGTAATCAAAGGAGTGTCTAATCTATCTCAATTGTTCTTTTCAGATTCTGGAAGAGCATATTATAGATTTAGACAGGGTTCTTCTTCTTGGAATTCATGGAAAAATATTTCCAGTATGGATGATTTAACTGCACACACAAGCAGAACTGACAATCCTCATAGTGTGACCAAATCACAAGTTGGACTTGGAAATGCTGATAATACATCTGATGTAAATAAACCAGTGAGTACAGCTCAAGCGGCGTCGGATGCTGCAGCAAAGCAAGCAGCAATCGACTGGGCAAAGGGATTTGGTCTGGGTGGAATAGCAAAAAGGGTGGCAGATAATAGTGATGTAAATAACCTCATATCAAACGGATGGTATGATATTAATAATGGTATAAATGCACCTTTTTCTAGTTCTATTTCTCAGTGGTGTAAAATTCTTGTTATTTGTGCTGGCGATTCTAATTACATTACTCAACTCGGCTTCACCATGACACCAGAAGGCGGAATATTTAATGGAATGAAAATTCGTCAAAGAACTGCTGGTGGTTGGTCAACATGGCGCGAAATCGCTGGTAAAGATAATGTTGATGCTCTAAGAGCTATTACACAAAATGTAAAAATCACAGCAGATAACGGGACATATAAATATTTATATACAGATGATGCAGCTTTTGTAACGGGATTTAAAGCAATGCCAACAGGATTGCATTTTGTTGGTGTGCAAGATGCAGGCATAAGTGGCGTTTCAGGAGGCGCTAATGCAATTGTTTCTATATCTCAAAGTGGCTCTTGGGGTTATGCCTTCTTTTATGACGTAACGCATAATGAGGGAGATCTTTATGTAAGAGTCCTCAATGGCGGAACAGTGTCTCCAAGTTGGGTAAAAATTAGTGATTCAGCCACTGATATTTTAACAAAACTAAAAACAGTTGATGGCTCTGGATCAGCTTTGGATGCCGATACAGTTGATGGTAAACATGTATCTGGAATTAATGGTTGGGACGATGGATTAGTTAAAAATAGTACAGACGGAGTAACTGAAATTGGAAGATATTTAGATTTTCATCATACGTCAAGTGGGTCAGGCGATTACTCTGTAAGATTACAAACTGATAGTGAAGATGTTTTATCTGTACAAGGTGGAGAATTTAAAGTCGGCACCAATAAAGTTTGGCATCAAGGTAATGATGGGTCTGGAAGTGGCTTAGATTCAGATTTACTTGATGGTTATCATGCTTCTAATTTCCTACAGGCTATTAATACTTCACTAACATATTATGTTGATTTACAAAATGGAAACGATGCTAATGATGGATTAAGTTTAGCTTCTGCTTTTAAGACTTTTCCAAGATTATCTTCAGAAATAATAAAGTATTATTGGGTATTTACTGATGTATATGTCAAGATTTATGGATCTGCAGGATCGTACGATAGTATTGGTAATACGCAAATTGTTTTTCAGGGGACAGGATGGCTCCATATAGGATATGGTTCTACAGCATTTGATCTTCAAGGAAGATTAGCAATTGTCAACTCAAGAAACGTATTGTTAGACTATTTACAAATAAGTTATAATCCAACAAAATTTTCTGATGGAAATGCAGTAGAAGCTTTGAAAGTTGATAACTGCGAAAGAGTTGTTTTAAATTTAGGGAAATTAGATGGATACGGGCAAGGTGGATATGGCTTAAATGCATTTTGTAGCAAAGTGTTAGTTGCTAGCACAGAAATAGATAATTGTACAACGGCTATTTATTCAGATCATGGTTCTGATGTAATTACTCAAGTCAATTCGGGGAGTAACAATCAATATGCTTTAACTGCCAATGCTGCGGTAATAAGAAAGTATGGTTCACAACCATCAGGAAATACGCAAGAATATGCATTTGCGGGAGGTCAAATTTTATGAGTAAAACTTTAATCGTCCCAGTAGTAGGTGAACTTTCTGCTGATAAGATTATTAAAACAATTAATTCTATAATCGGTAAGGACTCTAGGGGAAATGAATTGTTCTCTTTTAAGGGGATATCAGATTTTTCTTCATTTTCACTTGCCGATGATGCAGAGTGGGACACAGAAGATGATCCGGTCTTAACACTTCAGCAGCAAAACGCACAACTTTTGCTTACATCAGCGCAGCAAGCGCAAATGTTTAACGATTTACAGACGCAAAACGCGGCAATTATGCTGCAGCTTGCGCAACTGAAACAAGGAGGTGTTTCATAATGTGGAAAATTTGGATCAAGAAATATTTTGATGCCAATATGACCGGATATACAGCAGAGGGCATTAAAACATTTGTTTCAATTGGTTGGATCACGGCAGATGACTATAAAGAGATCACCGGTGATGATTATGTAGCAGCGTAATGAATTCGCATATCTCAATAAAGGAGGGGAGACGTCGAAAAGATCGATGTCTTTTTATTTTGCCAAAAATGGGGAAATGTCCTGGAAAGAAGGTCCTTGATGCAACATAATACGGATACATTATATGCTGTTTTCATCGGCGGTGCCTACTCGGCGGCCGCTTTTTTGTTGGGAGGAATTGATAGTTTAGTCATGGCCTTTGGAATTATGATGGGAACCGATTACGTCAGCGGTGTGATGGCAGCTTACTATATGAAAACAGTATCTTCTTATATTGCCTTTCGTGGGCTGATGAAGAAATTCGGAATGATCATGGCCGTTGTTGGCGCACACACGCTTGATATGGCAACAGGATCCGGAACCTTCATGCGAAATGCGATGTTAATGTTCCTCATCGGTACTGAAGGAATTAGCTTTACAGAGAATCTGGGGCATATGGGCGTTCCATTGCCCCAAAAAATATCACAAGCCTTTACTCAACTCAAGGGTGAAGATGAAAAGGGAGAGAAGAAAAAGTGAAGAAAATCAAATATTTCTCGGCGCTGGTGCTATGCCTGGCACTGGCGTTTTCTTTTTGTCTACCGGCAAGTGCGGAGACAGGAAAAGTAGACTTCATCGATGCTAGTCATTACCAATCAATCAACGGTCTACCAATCAGCTATTTTCAAACGATCAAGCGCGCGGGTACCGATGGCGCAGCGTTTAAAGTATCACAGGGTAATACGTATCGTGATCCGTCTGCGTCTGTCAACATCGCCAATGCACGAGCTGCTGGATTGCGTGTGTCTGTGTATCACTATGGTCTGCTGACAAGCATTTCAGACGCTGAAGCAGAAGCCCAGTGGTTTGACAAAAATCTGCAGGTAGACGGTTTTAGCAAGACCAATGACGGTTATGTAGTCCTCGATATAGAGGAGCGATCGCTAACTAAAGACGCGGACAAGCTGACCAGCTACGTCAATGCCTTTTTGGATGAAATGCATAAACTCGGTTATGATCGCACTGACATCTATACAGGAAAAAGCTTTTACGAGAATCGACTTGTAGCGTCTAAGCTGAGCAATAAACAGCCTTGGCTTGCTCGATATGCATCTGATGGCAAAACGGTACTTGATCCAGGTAATGAACGCGGTGCTCACCAATGGTCTAGCTCTTATGTATACACGATCGACGGTGTCAACAAATCTTTTGATGTGAGCATCGATTATGCGGGCAAATACACCGGAGCGGTATCTTCTAAAGTTGGAAAGATCGGCAGTGTAAGTCTAGTAAACTACCTTAAGACTAAGGGTAAAGGGTGGTTGTATAAAGACCGGTTGAAGCTTGCGAAACAGTATGGAATTATCGATTATAAAGGATCAGCTGCGCAAAATATCGCACTTTTGGCGAAGTTGAAAGCTGGTATTAAGCCTGCCAAAGTCAAAGTAATTGACCTGATCAAGCAGCACTATATCACGAGTGCAAAGCGCGTCAAATTGACGAAAACAGCCGGACTGTATCGATCAATTCAATTTGATCAAAAATATCGTCTTCGCTTCTTTAAAAAGGGTACAGAATTCACGGTAAAAAGTATCGAATACAGTAAAGCCAGCACTCCACGTCTCAAAGTTTCTAGCGGATTTTATCTGACTGCAAACAAAAACTATGTATCTAGCGTTTTGATTACGAAAAAGGCAGTCAAGAAGGCTACAAAAAAGCCGTATGTCGTTAAAAAAAACGATAACTTGTGGACTATTGCAAAGCACTTGAAAACGACCGTCAGCAATTTGAAAAACAAAAATCATCTGCGCTCGGATCTCATTCGTCCAGGGATGAAATTAAAATATTGAAAGGATGATTATTGTGCAAGATTTAGGAGTACAAGTACTAACTGCAGTTCTATCTGTATTGGTTGCAGGAGTAGGGGCTGTGGTTGTCTCATTCATGCCAAAGATTAAAGACGCAGTGGACAAGCACCTGAGCACTTCACAGGCTGACATCGCCAATAGGGTGATTGATGGACTATCTTCCATTGCTCAAACAGTTGTAGCCGATTTTAACCAGCGTGTAGTTTCTGATGCCAAAGCAAAAGGAGCATTTACATCTGAGTTTGCTGCAAGCGTTAAAGAAGAAGCTGTCAAAGCTGTGATCGCTCAAGCACCTGAATTGATTGCCCTCGGAAAATCAGCTATTGGCGACATTGAATGTCTGATTCCGCAACTGATAGAGCAGGCCGTGCTTAAAGCAAAATGACATAATGATTCATTCCCGGCCTTGCCGGGATACATAAAAAACAAGTTATTTGACTATAAAGAAATGTTAAAGTTAGAACTTCTAAAAATCGATTACGCAAAGTTTGACGAAAAGTATTTAACATATTAAAAAGGATAATATTTAATTCTATCTAATTTATATACTATAGTTTGAATTGTGTAATAAAAAACACTATGAATTATGGAGGGATTTATATGAAGAAATTTAGCGTAATGATTATTGCTTTATCATTATCATTGTTGCTTCCAACGTCCGTCTTTGCAAACTCTGGAAAATCCCAAATTGCACACAACTCTACTTCTGTATCAACAGTAATTGATGATCCTATTCAAAAAATAAATGAATCTTCTCCAATTACTGTTGAACCGCAAAGTACTGGTTGGGACCCCGTTGGTTCTCAAGATTTAATGTTATATAGTTCCGGTGCAACATCAAACGTTTATTATTCAACCGGGGGCGATTTTGAGATTACATTTAGAGGACTTTCTTCAAGCAATGGTTATTATGTTCACCTTTACGAAGAAGATGAAACTAACGATGATGACCCAGTTGGAGACACTCTATATGGCATAGGTGATCATGATTTTGTGTGGAGAAACATATCCCAATATTGTGACGGAGATAATGGAAAAGCAGAATTCTATCTAAGAGTAGTGAATCCAACTAAAGAGGAATGGGCAACGATTCATGCCTATGATTAAAAAAGTGTAAAAGTATATCAGTAGTTAAAAAAAAGCAAGGTATCTCCAAATTTTTATAAACGAGATACCTTGCTTTTTTTATTTAATATAGAATGGGATTGTCCATTGACCGGCTTGACCAAGAATTTGATCAGTGTTAAACGTTACCTTAAATTTTTTGGGGATATTGATGGGAAGTCTAGTTTCCACACGACCTGCAAACTCTCTTGCACTAATTTTTTTACCAGTTTGAACTTGATTAGAGGAAGAAATTTTTTGGTTATTTACCATAATATCTGGGACTTCCATCAAAAAACCACTTGGTTCATTACTTTTCTTATTATTTATTAAGTCAATAGTGTAGAAAACATTTAGCCTATTCCCATCAACAGAATATTTTTGGATCGAAAATTTAATTCCTTGATCTGAAACAGATTGATTTACCCTGCCGATGCGAATAGGATCATATTTAAAATGTTGAGCTAACGAGTTACTTCCCCATATCCCCCATATACATGTTACAAGCGCCAAAAAGGACACGAACTTCATAAATTGCGTTAAATTTATACTCTTTTTCAAATTAATCACCCTTCAAATTTGTTTTAATCATATTGATATTTTCTTCGGGAAATTAAAAATTATACACAATTGATATTTGTTATTTTTGTCAGTATTTTATTAAATTTAAAAATACTCCTTCGCACATTCATTAATCTAGTCAGCGGCAACGTATTTTGGGTAAGCAAAATCAAACAACTGACCACTTACATATACCTCATAATTAAGCCAGTTTTTCTTTTCCATGCGGATGTGGTACTTAAAAATCTCTTGCTTATTTTTACACATGTCGTCCGTAACTAGGTGTAACGCTTCATCTAATTGTGCAATGTAGGAGCTGCGGAACTTAAGTCCGGAGTTAGCAAAAGCTTTACGATAGATCTCTAATGCTCGTCTAATAAGCGGTAAGAGAGCATATTCTGTAGCGATAATCGCTTCTTTCTCAGACATCATTGCTGAGCTGAACTCCAACAATATCTTTAAAGTCATATTGCCACTTAAGACCGTACATATCGCTAACCGTCAATTGCTTGTAGATCGGATCTAGTTTGCTTATATAGCAAATCTTTTGCTTAATAAATCCGTCCTTGTAGTAAGATAATTCAACTGGATAGCGCCTTTGTAAGGCTTCATTAAGCATATTACCTATCTGTTCTAGCTCGTCATCAGAGAGGATAGGACAATCTATTTTCATCTTATTAATTGTATGCTTTTTAAGTGCTGCTACGTGTTCCGGCAGCATCATTCGACTTGATTCCCACCGTAAATTAGCGCCTCTAGTTAACTTATTTGCCTTCATTTAAAATGCCCTCCAATTTTTCCAGCACGATTGTCCCATTGAGAACCTGGTAATAGGGACGTTCCTCGGTAAATGGCAGTCTTGCCATATTTATTATAAATAGCATCAACGGCAGCACTTAGTTGACTTTTTCGTTCAACTTCTCCGAATATATCCAGCTGGTAAGGAGATACCGGTTGGAGGTCTGAGAGGGTGACGGATACCCCACGTACCGGCTCACGATCCCAATTGTCGGCAAATAATCGCAAGGCAGCATGGTAAATGTCTAATCCATAATTTGTGGATGTATCAAGCTTCATTTGTCGATAAAATCCTGTATGTCGATCGTATTGACCGGTTATTCCGGCAGCAACAACATTGCCCATATAGCCCTTTTTTCGTGCACGGTGCGCCACCTCTTCGCTCAATTCGAGTATAATCACACGAATATCCTTTTCATTGGCATAGTCGCGCGGCAGAGTCATATGATGACCGATGGCTTTCTGTTCCTTAAATGTGCTTGGCGTAACAGGAGAGTAGTCCAATCCGTGGGCTGTCATCCATAATAATGTTCCATTTATTCCCCAACGATCCTGCAGTAGTTTTATCGGACTGTTCGCCAAATGTTCAATCGTTCGGATTCCCATTCCGATTAAATTTTCTTCCATTCGATTGCCAACGCTGAACATTTTTGAGATCGGGAGCGGCCAGAGATATTGTTGTATGTTATTTTTCGTCAACTCAAAGATACCATCGATGTTCTTTTTGGCGAAGTTGTCACACGCCATTTTTGCCATGACCTTGCTCGAACCAATGCCGACACGTGCATAGACGCCAATTTCATCTGCAATTTGTTTCTGTACTTTCTGAGCAACTTCGAACGGACTACCAAACAAAAGCTGACTATCAGTCACATCCATAAATTGCTCATCGATGCTATATGGTTCAACCAAATCAGTGAATTTCTCTAAAATTGAAGTGATTTTGATTGAGACATCAATATAATGCTGCATACGTGGGATCCGGATAACTGCTTGAGGACACTTTTTCCGTGCTTCCCATAGTCCCTCGGCCGTTCGAACACCACAGCTTTTAGCGATTGGACATGCTGCCAATACGATACCGCTACGCTGTTTTGGATCTCCGGCGACGATTAGCGGCCTATCACGATATTCAGGATGATCTGCTTTTTCAACAGATGCATAAAATGTCTGCATATCAACTAGGAAAATGACTCGATCCATAATTCACCATCCCCGGTAAGAAGAATGTCTTTATTATACACGAACAAACGTTCTTTTTATACTGGAAATAAAAACATATGTTCGTTATAATTGAGATAGAGGTGATGAAGATGAATCGAAGAGAATTAATCATAGAAGCGATAGAGTTCCTAACCATAAAACACGGATACGCACCGTCTATAAAGGAAATCGGAGAATATGTAGGACTAAAATCAACAAGTACAGTCAAGCATCATTTAGATCGTTTGAAAAAAGAAGGACGGATCGATTTTGAGGAAAACATGAATCGTACTGTGAGGATCTCATCATGAGAAATGGCGATGTAATAGAAATTATTTATCAGGCGAAGAATGGAAAAATAACTCAGCGAAACATACGCGTGATTGAAGCAAAAGAGACATATGTAAAAGCATATTGTTACACGCGCCGGCAAGTTCGTATTTTTCAATTAGGTAATATTCTTGCTAGGCGCATTGTCCGAAGTGCATGAAAAAACTCATCCTGATTTCGTGGATGAGTTTTTTCAATATAAGAGGATATTTTATCCCGATATAAATTTATAACACTTGTTTGCTAACGGTTAGTTTACGAGTTAAAAAGCTATGATTAATGTTTCACAATTATTATCTTTATTCAAATTTGGCTTCATATCCAATCCATTCTTCTCCATACATATGTACGTTTTTAACGTTCATTAATGAAGATAACTAGAAACACAGATATAAAGTGAAGGGTATTGTGTTACCCTTCACTTTATATCTGTGCTTGAAAACCCTTGCTACGCTTGATGTTTGGATAGATCACAAGTTTAAAATCATCCTTAAATTGGCCTTTTGACTTAAAATACACTGCTTTTTCGAGAACAGATTTAAGCAACATGTTCTTTTGAGCAGGATCATCAGTTTTTGGATACAAGTCAAGAACTCGTTCAACAGTTGGGATGATATCATTTCGAGCTTGTTGACGTTTCTCCTCATCGATAAGTTCAGCTTGAGCTTTTTTTATTGCATTTGTATTTGTCTCAATTCGTTCAGCCAGATTATTTGATCGTTCTATAAATATTTCTTCGGTATATATGCCTCTTTCCAAGAGATCAAATAATTTTGTTTGTTGTGTTTGTATCATGTCATTTTCTTTTTTCAGTCCATTCAATGTGTTATGCCACATTTCTAGAGTATGTTCACTTTTTTTGGTTGGTTTTGTTTCAAGCCATTGATTTTTATAGCTTTCAAGATATTCATTAAGTGAATCTAATAATCGCTGTTCGACTAGATCAAACTGTGTTGATTTTAGGTGACACTGTTTTTGTTTGGCGCACATCAGGTGGGGCTTTTGTGTTGTATACGGTCTAAGTACCATTGTCGAACCACAATTGCCACACTTTAAGATACCAGCTAAAGGATTTTTAATACCGCTCAAGTGAAAAGGGGGATGAGATCTATTAGCCAATATATCTTGCGCCTTTTGATAAACTTCCATACTTATTAGAGGTTCGTGTTTCCCTTTTACGTCAATCCATTCAGAACGTGGGCGAGTACGTGTGTCTTTCTTCTTACCGGGTTCGGTTGACTTCTTAATCTCTTTCCTTTTCCACTGAATACGGCCAGCATATACGGCGTTTTTAATAATATTTAGAACGTCCCAACTATTAAATGGTCCACCAGTATATTTTTCATACCCAAGTTCATTTAATTTATTAGCGATTCGCGCGCTACCTAGTCGTTTGCTTGGATCGTCAGAGGTATACAACTCAAAAATCAATCGAACTATAGGTGATTGTTTTTCGTTTTCTTCTAGAGTACGTTTTCCTTTGTCAAGGTACTTTATACTATAGCCTAGTGGTGGATAGGATCCGATGTACCAACCTTCTTGTACTGTCTCAAGTCGACCACCTTGTAACCGACGAGTAATAATCTTTAACTCGCGTCGTGCGATAAACGTCTCAAATTCACTGTATTCCTCGTCAATTTCGTTATTGAGGTCATAAGTCTTGCGAGGCGTAATTATCTTCGTATTCGAGTTCTTAAAGGTGTTCAGGATCAATCCTTGATCCTGCATATCACCGCGCCCGAGCCGGTCCATATCCATACATAAAACACCATCATACATATCATCATCTACATCATTAAGCAGCTGAATCATCTTAGGACGATGAATAACACTTTCCCCAGAGACAACTTCCTCATATAGCTTAACAATATTTAGCTTATTATCTTTGGCATACCTGAATAGCACACGTTTATGCTTTGCCAATGTTTCGCCTTCACCGCGCGCCTCAGCTTCCAAATCAGCGCGGCTTTTCCTCAAATAAATGGCGTATCGATCCATAATGAAATCCCCTCCATTATCCATATTATACAGATAAAGAGGGGAGATGTGGTTATTTACTTGTTTGATATAAGGATATGACACCTAGTCTACAAACTCTTTTGTACGTGTGAGTGGTAGATCGAAATGATCTCTTAAATAAAGTGATGCTTTTTTATAGGCAATTGTATTTGTACTTCCTCCACATATTTCAATTTCATTAGTTCGGATTGTTCCAAAGAATCTAAGATCCTTTCCTTTATATTTAAGCATCGATTTGATAAAGGATTGATTTTTTACCATTTCTTCGGCGAATTTATAAAATATTTCTCTTTGTGGATGACTGTCAAGATTCCCTCTCCGGTCGTCAGAGAGGTATCTATAGATGCAAAAAATAAAAAAGGCAACTTTATCTTCGGATTTCAGTGAGCTAAAGAGACTGTTATAAAGGCTTTTCTTACCTATGTATCTTGATGAGAGTAGTCCACGACCGCCTGCAAAATCCATTAATTCAATATTTGGGTGTTTTGGATCTCCTTTTCTGCGTGTAATTAAATATGAAAGGTCGATTTTGGAACAATTTTCGGGGATGTCAATTTCCAGATCTTCAGCGAAATGAACCTGGTTCGGAGTGGGTATTTCTGGTTCTTCCGTGAGATCAAACGGTTCTTCGAATCCTTTCTCCATTGCTTTAAGTATTGCCTGTTCTTCGTCAAGAGCGAACAAAGTAAGGCGGCGTTTTCTTTTTGTTTCTGTGAACTTCGCGTGGATACTATATCTTTTTAAAACTGTCGGTGAATATCCGTGTGGCAATGGTTCAATTTCGAATAATTTTCTACGATTTCCATCTTCAGATTGAAAATTTGGTGTATGATTGCTTTCCAATTCTCTATCATGCTTAAATATTTCAGCGAAGAACTCCATAATTCTTTGAATCATTAATATTTCCCCCAAAGTTATTTTAAATAACGAGTGATCGCTTCATCTTCTGCCATGATATTCTGATCTGTATATTTAACGCTAATATCTTTATCTTTGATCTGTTCATACAATTCACGATATAATTTTTTTGTTTTCTCCTTATTTTCTGGAGAGCAGTGCCTTCCTGATTGAGGATGTGCCTGCCAATTGATAAGAGTTTTTATATAAACCAAATCCGGTTCTTCAACAGAATAAATTCTAGCAATCGTATGTTTAGAAAGTGGCTTACGAGAAATGCAACTGGGAATTTTTGAATTAATATCTTGGAAGAAATTGAATGTTGAGAAGGGGTTACTTGTTGGGGGATTAATTTCCAGCATTCTTTTTAGTAGATTGTATTTATCTTTAGATATGTTTGTTTCAATTATATAACCATTTTCAATATCGAATGTCAAAAAGAGATCGCTTTTCTTCTTAATAATTGTTAGGTTAAAATAAGGCTTTGTCTCTATATCAAACAAAATACTGAACTCGATATTATTGTTTGTGTAATCAAAGACATCGTAGGTTACTCGGTTTATTAGCATATCCTTATGCAATTTCACTAAATTAAAAAGTTTTAGTCGCATAGTATCATCTCCTTAACATATTTATCGGAATAATGCAATATTTATTTAGTATGATTCGGTTTATTCATAAAGGCATTAGATTTAATTCAGCAGTGTGAATGTATTTTAACCTTGTATAAATGGAAATATGGACATCCTAGATATAATTCGGATGTTTTTTCAAGTGTTAGAAATCTAAGAATCTGTTCTCATGACTGTGCCATTCGAATAATTTTCTACCTATTTGCAGCAGATCTTCGATATCTGTTACTTGAATAATAAGCCGTTCAACCTTGTATGGCTCAATATTCTCGCTAATTCTCCTTCTGACAGCCTCGAGGTTGATTCCTAATTGATTGGGCTTGTTCTGGTTCACAATGAGTTCCTGAGCGAACACAGAGCATCCTATGATCTCGTCATCAAACTGGATGCTGTCAATTCGTTCGAACGGTGTGTTGATCTGTAGAAAGAGTCTTGTGCTGTCCCAATCAATATTTCCCTCAACTGTGTACCAGAGCGGATATAGATTTCCTTCAATATCGCTGTCATAATAAACTTTTGAATTCAAGTTTCTCACCCTTTCGATTAAGTTGAATTCTTAATTGCTCAATGATCCGTCTAGTTTCGTATGAACAGTTATCTATGTGATAAGACGCTGATGGTTCAGTGACTGCAACTAAATCATCTGTTTGGCTTTGAATAATTCGATTTCTATACTGTTCAAGTCGTTCCGTGGCAAAGGCATAAGTGACCTGAAATCTTTCTGCAATGAACGGAATTGTATTTTCTTCTTTCCAGTCGATTTTTTCTAGCATAAACGTCGGGATACAGAAGTGAAGGGCAAAGTTTTTTGCTTTTGATTCCCGTAGTTCTCTTAGCAGTACGGGAATAAGAGATTGATTACCAGTATCCTTTAACACATGAAATATCTCATGTCCAAATATTTCCCACTGGTCAACATAACTTTTTAAATTGCAGTTTAAGTTAACTATCATTCGATTTTTAATTCTTAATGCTTGGCTTTTATACTCAGAATGAATAACTTCTATATTTAATCGCTGTGCGACCTCATTCATAATTAGGTGATCCGGGTGATTAATCCCGATTGAGCGATATAGAGTTTCAACATAATCTTCAAGATCAGTTTTACTGTACATGAATAATCCCCTTAATGATGTGAACGTATGTTCCTTTTTAAAGTCTAAATAAAAGCCCCAAAGGGCAAATGACCAGTTTAACATTTAATAAATTTTAAGCATTATTGATATTTTTATCCCTCATTTGATCCAATGTCGTCCAACCACTCAAGCGCAGAAAAATGAAGACCTGCAGAAATTGCTAAAATGATAAATCCGATTACAAAAGCAGCTCCAAATCCTCCAATATGGAAGCCAATTATAAAGCCTATTGTGGACCACGATATACTGAATAAAATAATCAAGAAAATAGCAATTTTTTTAAACATAAAACCAACAAATAAACCAATAAGAACAGCACCAAATACCCACCAAGATTTGGTTATAACTCCAGTAATGATTGAAATAATTAGAATTTCTCCAAGCAGATAGTTGATCGAATCTTCATTCATTTGGGCCTGTGAAATACCTGCTCTAACATCTTTAATTGACATTTATTCACTTCCTAACCTTTTTATAGTCTTTAAGATTCACGTTAATTAGAGTATTTTGGATTCACATTTTCCTATAAGTGAAAGTTAACGTTACTGAAGTAAACATTGATGGACGCCATATAGAATAGTTTTCAGGAACGTCCGTTCGTGATTCAAAATACCTATTACGATGATAAAATTTTTTACTTCTTTCTTTTACGTTCGTCACGTTCCTTGATTAGTTTGAGGAAGCCTATCAAATCCTCTTTTGCTTCCTCCGGACTACCAGGATATTCCTTATAGGCAACCATAAAGTCAGGATCATTCATTAGACTTTTAAGTTCACTATCGGCCGTTAGCTCAGATCTATCATTATTTATGTCCTCAATATATCCTGCTTTTTCCATAAGTACTTCATAACTAACTTTTAATGCTTCAGATAGTGCTTTAATTGTAGGAGGCTTTGGAACACCTCTTTTTCCATTTTCGATTCGTGACAGCTGAGCAGCGCTTATCCCTGAATACAATGCAGTTTGGTTAAGGGTTAATCCTTTTGATTCTCTTATTTTTTTTATATACATTCCAAACTCGCTCATTAAATTCAGCCTCTCAAAATCGATTATTCAATATAAAATACTGTATATCGAATATATTTATTTAATATCAGACGTTGCCAAAAGGCAATAAATATCAAAAAAGTTCATGTAAAAGTGTTGCCAAAAGGTAAATGCAGTGATATATTATTCCCATAAGGAAATTACCAAATGGGAATAGGCGGCGAACAAAATGGAACAAACAGCAAATATCGCTGTTAGATCTGAATTCTTACGAGACTATCTCGAAAAGAAGAGGATTAGTGATAGTCAATTTGCAGACCTTATCGGTGTTGCAAATAGCACTGTTAACCGTATTTTAAATGGTAAAAGGAATCCAGGCAGCAAGTTTATTTCGGGAATTCTCACGGCCTTTCCTGAATTAAAATTTGAGCAATTGTTTTATTGTATTGATGAATTACCAAAAGGTAATATTTCCATCAATGATTGAATTAACAAGGGCCGTCCACTCCAACCTTAAGCATAAGGATAATGTGGGAGGTATGCGCATCATGAAAAAACAACCAGAGTATGCAGAGACCTATCACATTGGTAATACAGTTATCCACGTCGTTGAACCAGATATTTCCGATGAGGAAAATGAGCGACGTGTCAAAGCGATGTATAGCGTGGGCTGGAAAATCATTGAAGATTTAGCTGCCAAAGGTGAGAAGGTTTAATCCTTCTCCGAAGAGACAAGCCCTGAAAGGAGGCGGATCAAAAACATCGACTAATTTAATTTTAAACATTCTTTAATGAATATTGGAGGGGAACAAGTTGGCGAACAGCACTCATATCGCGCCTGTATATCGTACAACTTCAATCGGGGAAATTTTAGAAGCTGCACGGCTGTACAGCAAGAACAAGGAAATGAAAAAGAAGACAGTATTAGCAAGCAAACTTGGAATTACGTATGGAACGCTAACATCAATTGAAAGTGGGACGAGCAGAATCAGTCTTAACGATGCTTTAGACTGGTGCGATGCCTGTGAGGATTATGCGGCACGTCAAGCAGTGCTCCATATATTCGGACGTGGGCGAGTACCTACAGACATTCGCTTAATTAAAAATCTTGATCGCCAGTTAAACAACATGAAAGAGCAGTGCCTTCAAGCTCTAAAATCACTCGATCGCATAGCAGAAATGAATAAGGATATGCGACCAGGAAGAGGTCTTTCCAATTCTGAGCAATCTGAATATGAGGATCATCTTTCCCAAATTGATGATGTTTATCATGCTGCTAGTTGCGTCATGATGTCGGCAGAAATGAATCTAGGAATTTCATGGACGAAGATCATCAATGCTTGGACAAGTGAGGCAATTGTTGATCAAGTAGCAATCAGTTCAGTTGATCGGTTGATCAATATCGAGAGAGAGAAGGCATTTGTATGACTGAGAATCAGAAAATGTCGAAGCTAATGGAAACCATGAAGGCGCGACTTTCTCCGGAACGCTACGAACGATTCGTTGCTTCTTATGAGCGTCTAAAAAAAGAAAACGAGGTGAAAACGCGATGAACGAAGTGAAGGAACGTATTAACGAACTCAAACATATTCGCAAAACGTCCAAGAAACAAGGCTTTGTGGATGCTGAAAAATGGGCGAAGCAACAGATTTATGAAATGAAGATTGCTTTGAGAAAAATGAAGAAAGCCTCCGCGGCAACGGAAGCTCGTTAAGAAACTGTGAATTTATCAAATACACTATACGTCTATCTTAGCATGTAAATGCAGGGTGGACAAGGGAGCGATCATGATGACGATTGAAAATAATATTAAGGATGTCATTTCCAAAAAGTTGGAAGACGGAACGGTTGAAAAGTTAATCTCTGAGCAACTTGAAGCCGGAGTGAAAACGGCTTTGCAAAATTTGTTCAGATCATATGGAGATGTAACAAAGATTATTGAGGACCAAGTGAAAGCTGTTATGGTTCCATATCTGGAATCTTACGATTATTCGCAGTACATCACAAAACTGGATAGTGTTTTGGTGGATGTTCTCAAAAGTTCTGCTCTGGAAAATAAAAAGTTACTAGAGAACTTTAAAAAGTTAACGATTCCCACTGACATTAAAGAAATTAAAGTGACAGAGCTATTTGGAAAATGGATGGACTATGTATCAAAAAATGTTGACACTGATGGATTAGGTGTCGATTACGATGATGAACCAAGATATGAAAATGTTGAGGTTGGCTTTGAATTCGAGCGTGATACGGATAGAAGTTGGAGCAGTTTTGATCATGCCACATTAGTTTTCGAATGTGAACATGATGACAACATGAATTTTAGCATCAGATTATATCGATGGGATAAACAATCAGATGCCGGTTGGGATATGGATTTCAGACGTGTTTTTGACGTTGGATCTCTGAGATATATGAATGACTTCGAGGTATTTCTTTTAAATTTGAGTCAGTCTCAAGTCAAATTGATTATCGATTCAGATGAAGATAGCGACGAAGTAGAGCCGGAGAAAAAACCGGAAGTCACATTTGAATAATTAAGGTGGTGAACAGAATGATCAATAGGGTAGTGCTTGTTGGAAGATTGACCAAAAATCCGGAACTAAAATACACGCCTAATGGTGTAGCGGTTACCAGTTTCACGATCGCAGTTAACCGGCCGTTCTCGAACCAACAGGGCGAGCGTGATGCTGATTTTATACCTGTCGTTGTTTGGCGCCGGCAGGCAGAGAATGCAGCTAATTTCTTGCAGAAGGGTAGTTTGGCTGGTGTAGAAGGTCGCATTCAAACACGAAGTTATGAGAATAACGAAGGAAAGCGAGTTTACGTAACGGAAGTGGTTGCTGATTCAGTACAGTTTCTAGAGCCCAAGAGTGCGCGTTCAAGCGGTCAATCATCAAATCAAGATCAATATAGCAGCAATGTCAATAATGGCTATACGAAGCCATCTGAGCAGAATCCTCCATCCTTTGAAGATCCGTTTGCTCAAGATAGCAAGCCATTGGACATAAGTGACGATGATTTTCCGTTTTAAACGGTCGAGAGAAGGTGAAGTAATGTGGCTATCTTCCGAAAGATAGACATTAATTTTTGGCAAGATGAACTGGTTACTGAAATGACTCCGGAAGATAAATATTTTTACATCTACTTGATGACGAACGGGAGAACGTCTCAGTGCGGCATATACCGTATTAATCGCCGTGTCATGGCTTTTGATCTTGGTTGGGATATATCAACAGTAGATAAGATGATTGAACGATTTGAGAAGTACGGACGGATTAAATACAACCGTGACGAGCAGGAACTTTTCATCATGAACTGGTTGAAATATAATTCTGCAGCTTCTCCGAAGATTGCAAAGCGTGTCGACACGGAGCTTGCGGAAGTAAAAACGATAGAGTTTCTTAACGAGGTTGTTCGTCTATGCATACTGTATGGATACCCTATCAATACAGTATCGATACAGGAAGAAACCGAGAAAGAACCTGTATCCATACCGAACCCCCACCAGAACCACAACCAGAACCAGAATAATAACCAGAACCACTACCAGAAACAGATACAGTATCCAGATCAAGAAGAGAAAAAAGATGGTGGTGTAGGTGTGGTCGGTTCTACTGAACCGGATAAATTTCAAGAAGACATTAACAAACGAAAAGATGCTTCTGAATTTTATCAACAAAATTTTGGTGTTCTTGCTCCTGCGGTTGCTCAAGAAATGGATATTTGGATTGACACCTTATCTAGTGATCTTGTAATTGAGGCTATGAAAATAGCTTTGCGAGGTGGGAAGCAGTTTAACTATGCTGCAGGCATTCTTAAGAACTGGAACGATCGAAACATAAGGACGTTGGAACAGGCGAGAGCAGATACAAAGCAGCGTGATCGTGCGCAGAGAGATGGGCCTCAATCAATGCGCCGAGAAATTGTTCCGGAGTGGATGGACAAGCCCAAAACAGATAAACCACCCGAGGATCCGGAAGAGGTTAAACGGCGTGCTAAGTACCTGGATAATTACCTAAACAGCATTTAGGAGTTAGGAGGGATAACTGTGTTAGCAATTCGCATTGTATTAATCATCCTTGCCGGAATTGGTGTTTTCGGAGGTCAACGTAAGCGCGACAGTCTTGCTTTTCCAGCACTCACATTTACAGCGATTCTTGTTCTTGCCTTGACGTTGATCGGACCTGGTGAGGTATCGTGATCGCGGCAATGGCAACGTCAGTGATGCTTCTGCCGTTCGGTGTCGTTGCAATAACATGCGCGCTTGTCGGTGGACAGGCAGATCGGAAAAAGGAGGCATGGCGTGATGGCCGTCCACAAAATTAAAATTCTGCCGGTATATTTCAAGTCAGTTGCTGAGGGAAGAAAGACATTTGAAATACGCTATGATGATCGCCACTATCACGAAGGTGACACTGTGGTTCTGCAGGAATGGACAGTGGGAAAATATACAGGCTTTGAAATCACGAAGAAGATTGGGTTTGTAACAGACTTTGAGCAGAAACCGGGCTATGTCGTGTTCGGATTGGTGTAAAGGGAGCAAGAGCGATGAGTAAAAATGAATATCCTACTATTTGTCCGATAACTGGTTTGCCGTTTTTTATGATGATTGGTCATCCTGATCTTGGTTGGGTTCCGACGTATGGCGGACCATATGACAGCTATACGATCCCTGTCCCCGATGAAGATGGAGACGGCTATTACAGGGAACGATTTGATCATGATGAAGGTGTATGGAGTAATCCTGAATGGTTTGAAGGTGAGAACAATGCTTAAAAGAGGCGACAAAGTAGTGATGCATACGTGCCTAGAGGCTGAACATTATGACGGAAAGATATGGACAGTATCTAGTAAGCCTTGGAATCTATGCGGATCAGAAGTTGTGCTGTTAGATGGATTCTCGGGAGGATTTGCAACGGAATACTTACAGAAGGTGAATATATGACTGTAGATCGCTTGTCCTATATCAAACAGAAACTTGAAGAACAAAAGAAAAGCCCTGCTGTGATTTTGAGACATTCGGACGGTGTGTGGACCGTGACCGAGATTGAACAGTTGAGAGCAGAAAATGAACGACTGAAAGATTTTAAAAACAAAGTGGTCTATGCAGATGGCTATGCAAGAAATCAAAAAGAATTGGATAACATGATCGGCGCAATTATCAAAGGAGCGATAAACAGTGAATCTACCAATCAAGATTAAGAAACTATCAGCTGATGTGGTGATACCAACATATAAACATAGTACAGATGCTGGATTTGATTTGGCAGCAAGTGAAGATGTGGATATATGGCCTGGTCAAACGGTCAAAGTACCTACTGGTCTAGCTTTTGATATTCCAGAAGGATATGAAATGCAGATAAGACCACGGTCTGGATTATCTGCAAAAACTCCAATTCGAGTAATACTTGGGACAATTGATAGTGGATATCATGGCGAAGTGTCTGTTATTGCTGAACTAGAACCATTTTATTATCGCAAAGGAAAAGAAATATCTGGTTTGCATTATCCAAATGCGTCGATCCGAGTCAACAAAGGTGGACGTATTGCACAGGCTGTCATTGCTCCAGTCATCCATGCAGAATTTCAAGAGGTGGACGAGCTTGGAGATAGTGAGCGAGGAGAAAATGGTTTCGGAAGTACAGGGGTGACTGCTGATGCTTAAACCCTTCATGGTTGGTGAACATGACATAAATGGCGAGTTGCTTGAAAAGATGGAGCAGAACGGATTGACTAAGGCAAACGTGCAACATCGTATCCACTATCAAAAGTGGACACCAGAGGAAGCCGTTAGCATAAAGAAGGGCGAAAAACGGCCACCAAGAAAGCCAAGACCGATAATTGAAAATCCGGCCAATGGTCCTGTAAAAACCTACTTTCTTTCTCAGGATGAACTTTCAGAATTGCATAAGAAGTATGGAAAGCCTGGACAGTTGGTTAAGGTTTACGGAGATCAAAAGGCTCCGATAGCACTTAGAAGAGAATGGCATTGATGATTAACTGCGATTGCAAGCATAGAGGGTGATCTCATGAGCAGACGTAAGTGGATATTGCTGTTTCGGATTGAAGGACGTGAGAAAGTTCACTTATTTGAGCCATTACAGAAGCATGATCTGAACGCACGGATTCGTGATGGTTGGGTGCCAGTGAAGGAGAAGAAATGGTGAGGGGTGATTACAATGTCTGAAAAACTACAAATTGATATATTCAGAGCGAAGCTGCATACAGCAGGAAAAACACCGGAACAGATTTTAAGAAGCTACGGTGAACCTCTACCAAGTGAAGAAGTCGTTCAAGGGATAATTAAAGCCTACAACTTAATCGACGGTCTAGAAGTTGTTGTCTCTAACAGTTTTTATGGTAAAGACACGTACACGCTGATCATTTGGAATAAGTCAGATGACGACAAATTTAGGGAATTTATTTATCTCCTAGAACAAGATCCTTTTTGTGGAACATACGTCAACGAACGTGAGAAGTTTGAAAAGGATTGGGATTCAGAAGAATATGAGCCACCGGGATCACTATCATTACAAGCGTCGGATATTGAAATTATTGAAGAAGTCAAACAGGGGTGAAGGTGAACGGTATGAAATTCATTGACCTGTTCAGCGGAATTGGAGGATTCCGGTTAGGAATGGAAAAAGCCGGGCATGAGTGTGTTGGCTACTGTGAAATAGATAAATTTGCACGAAAAAGCTATGAAGCTATTTTTGACACCAAAGGAGAGTGGACAGCACATGACATTAGAAACGTATCAGATGAGTCTATTCGACGAATCGGAAGTGTGGACGTTATCTGTGGAGGATTTCCGTGTCAGGCTTTCTCAGTTGCTGGCAAGCGGAAAGGTTTCGCAGATACTCGGGGAACTCTCTTCTTTGAGATTATGCGCTTCGCATCTATTCTCAGACCACGCTATCTATTCTGTGAGAACGTCCCCGGACTTCTCAATCACGAGGGGGGGATACGTTTGAGACAATCCTCAGAGCGATGGATGAAGTCGGGTACGATGCAGAATGGGATTGTCTTAACTCTAAAGACTTCGAAGTACCACAGAATAGGGAAAGGGTGTTCATTATCGGACATCTTAGAGGAGAACGTACCCGAAAAGTATTTCCTTTCGGAGAAAATGACAAAGCGATTAATGGAAAACGGATTGAAAAAGTCGGAAACATAAGATCTATGGGGAAATCTCAATCGGGAGATATTTTTGATGTTAAAGGAATCGCACCTACAATGTGCAGCACAACAACTCAAAAAGACCCTATAAAGATCCTTATAGATAATATCGGTATACCGACTGAAGGAACAATTGCTAAAACTGTTCGTTCAAGTGGAAGAAGTTCATTTGATAAAAAGCATAGCCATGATCTTGTCTGTATTTTAAATGAAAAGATAGCAATTCCAGTATTGACTCCTGATCGAACTGAAAAACGCCAAAACGGACGTAGATTTAAAGAAAATGGCGATCCGATGTTTACTCTTACTGGTCAAGATAGACACGGGGTAATGATTAATAATCAACGTCGGATAAAAGGATGGGTCGAAAGGGAGGATAAAATATTCGCGTATGGACACGACAAAAAGCGATCGACGATTCAAGAAAATGTATTTGTGAAAGGAAATGGAATAGCAGATGCATTAACAACAAACCATCCAACTAAATATGTTGATTCAAATTATTTGATCAGAAGATTAACACCGATAGAGTGCTGGAGATTGCAAGGGTTTCCTGATTGGGCATTTGATAGAGCAGTACAAGTTAATTCTAATAGCCAACTTTATAAACAAGCTGGTAACAGTGTAACTGTCAATGTCATTTATGAAGTCGCAATTAGACTTTAATTAATATGACAAGATAACAGCTATGATCTAGTGATCTATTTCCAAATAATTAATTTCAATTCTTATCAGTTAGGGGTATGACAATTGAACTCTTTAGTATACGAGAGAGACACGGCGATTGTAACTGATTCTCTAACGATCGCTGATGTTTTCCAAAAAAGACATGACAAGGTCTTGAGAGATATTAAAAGTCTCGCATGCTCACAGGAATTCAAAACGCTCAATTTTGGAGAGTCAACATATAAAAATAAACAAGATCGATCCATGCCAATGTACATTATCACAGAGAATGGCTTTTATATCCTTGCTATGGGATATACAGGTGGAAAAGCAATGCAATTTAAGGAGCGCTACATCAATGAATTTCAGAGGATGCGCACGATTTTGGAGAGCCAAAAAGTACCTCAAGTAACGCTCGTTTTTAAGCAGCAAATAAAGATAAAAAGGGCTGTAAGAGAAAGAATTATGCGACTGTTCCCGAGTATTAATGATACTGCGCGCCGGAAATATTACTCTCAAATATATGCTCAATTAAAAGCAAAATTTAATATTTCTTCATATCGAGATATTCGATCAAGTGATCTTGAATCAGCATTAGTTTTCATTGATCAATGGCACTCACCAAAAATGGTGAGTGTGGCACAAGGGATTGAATGGAGGAATGCAAATGCAAAAAAGTGACAGAGATATGATGATCGAATGGTTAATGGTTTGTCAGGGATGTACACGTGATTATTGGGATCATATGACAGATGAACTGATTTTATTAAACTATCGGGAAAATGTTCTTTGTGATCCTAGTGAGGTTAATGCCTGAATGAAAATAAGTGACTTCTATAACATGGAACCAATAAAAGAAGAAATAAATGACTTGGAGATCTTACAAAATCATGTGGAGGAATTGATAGATCAGTATTTCAATGGTTGGGCTCCATTGTACGACATGGGCAAAAAGAATAAAAAAATAGTTATAAAATTTTATCGCTATTTTTGGTTCGATCCTCGGAGATTTTGGGCGATTGCTTCCGTGTGGTTCGAAGGAAAACCCGTTATGTTGATACAAAATGCAGGTAGAGAAGGGGATGACTATCATAAGCGTTTTATAACTGATCAAAAACAATTTGAGTCAATGTGCAATTACTTAACGACCTTAAATCCACAAACTTATGTACCAGGATCATCAGACATATACAGTGCTGATGATGATCAAGGTGATCTAGGAAGTTTCTATGGTGAAAACATGGACACAACCAGAAACATCTATTAATCAGTAAGGCAGAGTAGACGGCTAAAACGAAGGAGGAAATTTTATGTTTGAACAGTTAGCAATATGGTACTTGAGAAAGAAAAACAAATCAGTATTAATAGGTTATCAGCTTGATGGTGGCAAAGCAAAACCTTTAAATAGCAAGGCATATGTGTATGACAACAGACTTAACAGCGTCGATTATAGATCACAAAATGACAAGCCATTTTATATACCTGAAGGAAAATTTAATATCAAGGGTTGACAGCAAATGCGAAGGAGAGGGTGCACATGAATAGTTTAGACGGTGTACATGTTTTTCAAATATGTGAGTGTGATGCAGTTGCCGCACATTCAGTGGAAGAAGCACGAGTGTGGTACAAGAATCTAACAGGCCAAGATGACGACGAACTGTATACTGATGAAGATGTTGAACTTATTGATCCTGACTATTCCGTTTGGACGGATGAGAATAAAACGGGAAGAGAAACTGTTGGAAAAATAGTAACTGAAAATTGGAAAGGAAAGCCGTTCATTGTATTTTCGACAATGAGTTAATTCGCATTACGACACTATTACGAAGGAGTGAACATGATATGCCATTGATACAAATCATGGGTCAAAACCTTGATAAAGCAATTATTGATCTTAAAGTTGATGCGAAAAAACTTGTTGAAACGTCGAAACATCATTTTCAAGTTTGGGAATTGGAAGAAAAAGAAGTGAACAAGCTAGATTCAGTTTCTGATTGGGAACAGGATTACGGTTGGTGGAGAATTGCTGAGTCACAGGCTACGGGTAATCGACTTATTGAATACAAGGTAAACGGAAAAAAGATGCTTGGATATACAGGTCTGTATGATCCGGATCCAAAAGACAATGATACCGAATCATGGCATGACTTTGACTCATATCAAGAATGGCTATCGACGATCATGAATTTAAGCAATGATACTAATACAGTGGCAGTGGCGACAAGCCTAGCCATTGATAATCATATGAGTCTTGCTGAGTTTATTAAAGCATATCAAGATTAACTTACGGTCCGATACTAAAGCAGAGAGGTGAGAAATATGGCATCTATGAGCGAATACACAGAGCTACAGATTATCAAGCATGCATTGATGTATTATATCGGGCGACCGAATGCATCAGAAAGTGATTTGTTGAAGGAAACGCATCTGCTGAACAGAACTGAAGAACGGATCAATGTATTAAAAGATCGCTATAGAATACCTGACCGTCATGGCCTTAATTAAAAATTAGCATTCTCCACTTTTGGGGAGTGCAATGTAATATATATTTTTTAATAAGTCAGGGACTCTCCCGACATATAGCAGACCAACAGTGGGAGGGAAAAAGTTGCAAAACATTGAGATTAATAAAGAGTTGGTCCCTGTTGATTTACATGATATGACCGTGAAAATAAGTACAAAAGTAAACGCTATCTATATTGTTTGCAATGGAGAAGTAAAGAAATATCCTGCCCCAAAATATGGTAATATGGAGATAGGATTTAATAATTATAAACCGGGACATCCTGCTTATAGGATTGTTGCAGATTAATCAATTAAAATAATAGCCCGGCCGGGGTGAACGGAGGGCACCGATTAAACGCATGTTTGCGTTTGGTTGGTGCTCTCTTTTTTATTTTAGAGGAGGTAACCATGGATAAGAAAAATAAGCCTAAAAGACTCAAAGACAAGAAAATCCCGACAAACGAATTACGTTATCTGATGGGTGAATTCAGACAAAAGCTTGTGAGACATAAAGGCGCGTATAGGAGAAGGTGATTATTTGAGTATAAAAAAGTTAATCTACGAGTACAAGCAGTCCATTCACGTGATGAAACAAGCGCATAACAAAGCGACATTAGAAACTGACAAAACAATCATAAATAGCATGATCAATGACATGCATTATGCGATCGATTGGATGCGCCATGGTGGTGACCCGGATCGGAAGCGTGGTGTTGATCGTGTGGCTGTTTATCTTAATGACCCGGAATGGTTGGATACTCTTGAAAATGGATTAGACGTAATCAATCCTTCAGTAAGCGACCAGGACAAAAATAGAATTATATGTGCATTGATGCAATTAACCGAACGGGAAGAAGACGTTTTTATCATGCATTATGCAGAACTGCTTTCTTTTGAAGAGATCGCCGACCTTCTCAACGTTAACAAAGGAACAGTAGGAACAACGATAAATCGTGCAAGAAAAAAGTTGTCCAAATACTTAGCAAAGGAGAATCATTCGTATGAATTTTGTTCAACCAATTCGTGATTGGGAGAAAATCAACAAAATGTACGTAGTACTTAGAAGGAATAGTGAGCGAGACTTTATACTATTCCTTCTTGGTGTTTCTACGGGACTTAGAATATCTGATTTACTCAAACTGAAAAAGGAGATTGCGTTTGAACAATATATTTCCATCCATGAAATAAAGACGAAGAAAGCAAAACAATTTAAGATCCCACCGTATATAAAAAAATATCTTGTTCCGTACGCGAGAACGCTTAATGACGGCGATTATTTATTTAAGAGTCGGAATGGTAGAAACCAACCGATAGATCGATCATGGGCGTACCGTATTCTAAATGACGCAGCTAAAGAAGTTGGAATAAGACACATCGGTACCCATACTCTTCGGAAGACTTTTGGTTATCATTTTTATAAAAACACAAAAGACATTGCAACATTGCAGACATTATTCAATCATTCAAGAGAAGATGTAACCCTCAGATACATCGGAATTACTCAGGATAAATTAGATCATGCGATGGAAAAAGTTAAAATGATTGACGATTCAAAACTACCCACAACACAACATAAAAAAGAATAGCGTGTGTTGGTTCTTAAATATTTTTTATCCCTTGATATGACTGGTGTTATAGCTGCTTGGCGAACGCAACAGAATTAGTAATATGGTGTGTTCGTCATACGATCTGCAGCTATTAGTGAAGGGGTTATTTGAGAGAATGATTTCACACTTAAATGACTCTATGAATTGCCCGATATGAGGGCATGAAGTACATAAAATGGCATGAAAGCAGAGGTTTATCAAGGTATTGGTGCTTGATTTCGATGAAAGTCACCAGAAAGAAAAAAGGTACTTTCAGAACATGCCTCCCTAGCGGGTGCACGAGCG